TGCTGCTTATGATAAAGGTAATGCAACACTCGCTTCTGATATCAGTGTCGTTATAACAAACAGTCATAAAAATCCAAACATTAAATTTACTTTTAAAGAAGCATTCCCAGTAGCCCTAGGTGGTATTGAGCTGAATGTAAATACACAAGATATTGCTTACGCAACTTGTGACGTGACAATGAGATACGAATCTTTTATATTTGAAACCATTTAAACGGTTGACATTACAATCCTTTCGTGATATAATGGTACTAAAATAGTACAATAGGACTCTATATAATGAATACAGACGATATATCAAAAATGTGGGCAGGTGACTCGCCGATTGACGAAACCAATTTAGTTGGTGAAAGCAAAAGAATCCCACAACTTCACAGTAAATACTACAACCTCTATTTCAGAGAGGTCCTTCGCGTTAAAAAACTTAAAGCAGAATATAAAGAACTTGAAATGGAAAAGCGTCATTATTATGATGGTTCCATGGACGAACAGACTCTAAAGGAACATGGGTGGAAACCTTTCCAATTAAAAGTATTACGTAATGATTTAGACAAGTATATCCAAGCAGATAAAGATGTTATTAAACTTAGCTTGACTATAGATTACCATACAGCGAATGCAAATTATTTAGAGGATATAATAAAAACAATACACAGTAGGAATTTTGTTGTTAAAAACATGATTGACATCTTGAAATTCCAGGCAGGAGATTATTAATGGATTGGTTTACAAAGTTTTGGAAAAAGCCTGAGGTTCAGCAACAGGAAACGCTTGTGATAGATATGATGAAAGATGATATAGATCCAAATGAAATAACAATTGAGAACGCATACAAGACAAGATGGATTTGGTATCATACAATATTAGCAATAGGTATCTTTTTTACAAACATACTATTAATCGCAATATTATTATTGTTGGCAATTAAATTATGAGTGACATAATTACAGTCGAAGAAATTGATGCAGTTTATATGCGCGTCATTGCTGAGGCTAGTGTAAAGACAGAACTTGCAGACCATTTCAGTTTCAGACCAGAGGGTTATCAATTTAATCCCAGATTCAAGGCACGAGTATGGGATGGCATTATTCGAATGTTTAGTCCTTTTAAACCAGTTTTATATGTTGGCCTTTTACCACACTTACAGAAGTTTTGTCACGATAGAGGCTATCAGTGTAATATACCAGACAAATGGAAAGATGAACCAGTTGAATCCAACTATGTAACTGACCTCGCAAAAGAAATTAATTGTAAATTCATTCCTCGTGATTATCAAATTGAATATGTAGAAAACGCTATTGCTAAAAGGCGTTCATTATCACTCAGCCCAACATCATCTGGTAAAAGTTTAATTATCTATTTACTACAGCAACACTATTTCCAAACATTCGGACATCGTACTCTTATTATTGTACCCACGATTGGTTTGGTTCATCAGATGGCTGGTGATTTTGTGGATTATGGTTGCGATGAGTCTATTATATACAAAATACAAGGTGGCGTAGATAAAAATACAGCTGCACCTATTGTTATTTCTACATGGCAATCATTAGTAAAACAACCAAAAAGTTGGTTCGCTCAATTTAGAGTTGTGATGGGAGACGAAGCTCATCTATTCCAGGCGAAATCTCTCACATCAATTATGCATAAATTAACTGATTGTGACTATCGACATGGCTTTACTGGAACATTAAAATCAGCTGAGAGTAAAACACACAGATTAGTTTTGGAAGGTTGTTTTGGTAAAGTGAAAAAGCTTGTGACAACAAAGAAATTGATGGATGAAGGAACTGTTGCTAATTTTAAAGTGAAAGCAATTGTTTTATCTCACGACAATGACGCTCGTAAGGCATTTAAAGATGCAATGGGTAGATTAGACAAATTAAAGAAATGGCCGGCCGAACGTGAATATCTCACTAATCATACAAAGCGTAATAACTTTATAAAGAATCTTCTTTGGTCTCTCAAAGATCAGAATAATCTTGTGTTATTTGATTTGGTAGAAAAACATGGAAAAGTCTTAGAACCTTTGCTGCGCAAAGAAGGAAGAGAGTTGCATTTTATCTATGGTAAGACATCCGGAGAGGAACGTGAAAGGATTCGACATTTGGTAGAGAATGACCCAGAGAAGAAGCATGATATATTGGCTTCCTATGGAGTATTTAGTACTGGGGTCAACTTAAAAAGATTGGACAATGTGATCTTTGCTTCTGGTTCCAAGTCAGAGATTAAAGTATTACAAAGTATAGGAAGGTCACTAAGGAAGGCTAAAGATTCCGAGCAAGCCGTGTTGTATGATATCGCTGATGATTTATCGGTCGGAAGTTTTGAAAATTACACGCTGAAACATTTTAAAAAGAGAATAGAGATTTATAGTACTGAAGAGTTCCCATTCAAAATCTACACTATTGACATCAATCCTTTATAGGTATAACTTAAAGCCGATAAGCTTATTATAACATGATCTAAGCAAATGTCAACACTTTTTTTAAAAAAACTGAAAACTTTTTAACTTTATTGACTAAACGGTTGACAATGGTTAAAAATTGTATTATAATACACACTATTACTAAATTATGATAGTTTACTAGGAGAGCCAAAATGGCAAGAAAAAAGAACTATGTAAACAATAAAGATCTATTACAAGCTCTAATTGATTACAAAAAATTGGTGGCAGAGGCTGAGGAATCAGGCGAACGCAACCCCATCGTCCCAGATTATATTGGAAAATGCATCTTGTTAATTGCAACAAGACTCGCAACAAAACCAAACTTTTCTGGATACACATATAAAGAGGAAATGATCTCTGATGGTATTGAAAACTGTTTACAGTATATTCATAACTTTAATCCAGACAAATCACAAAACCCTTTTGCATATTTCACACAAATCATTTGGTTCGCATTTTTAAGACGCATCGCTAAAGAGAAAAAGCAGATGTACATTAAATTTAAAGCGTCACAACAAATGAATCACGAGAACATGATTCTCAATAGTGCTGGTGATAATGTTCCTCAGAACGAACTACCAGACTATATCAATGAATTCGTAAAAGATTTCGAAGACAAACATAAAAAGAAAAAAGAAGAATCAAAAGCAAATAAGGAAGCTAAGGAAAAGGAAGCAAAATGAAAATCTTGGTTTTTGGCCTTCCCGGCTCAGGGAAGAGTACTCTAGCAGAACCTTTGGCAGAGGCTGTTGAAGGTGTTTGGATAAATGCCGACGCTGTTAGAGAAAAATATGACGACTGGGACTTCAGTAATGAAGGCCGAATGAGACAGGCAATGAGAATGAGGCTCTTATCAGATGGTGTATCCATGGCTGGTAAAATTGCAATTACAGATTTCGTCTGTCCTTTTGTAGAGGCAAGAAATGCCTTCGACCCAGATTATACTATTTGGATGGATACTATTCAGGAAGGTAGATTCGAAGATACAAATAAGATCTTCCAAAAACCTCGTCACTGTGATTACCATATCACCGAATGGTACGCGAACACACATCTGGAATTAGAACCAGTAATTAATAAAGCATACGCAAAATGGCTGAAGAAGTAAGTGCGAAGAGACATTTGGCTAAAGCAGTCACCTGGCGTATTATTGCAAGTATAACTACAGTTTGTATTGCTTGGTACTTTGGATTGCCACCTAAGGCAATTGGTGCAGTATTTCTAGCTGATTTGGTAATAAAATTTGGACTGTATTATGGTCACGAAAGACTATGGTATAAATTTATAAAATATGGAGTAAAGTGATGATTGATATGGATAATCTATTTGATTACAAAAAGCCCACTGTGCAAATGTTGGGCAGATGGCAACCATGGCACGACGGACATACAAATCTTTTTAAAAAGTGTTTGACATTGACCGGGCAAGTTGTTATAATGGTAAGAGACGTATATAATTTTGATGGTGATGCAGGAGCAGGTCGTACAGCGATACAAGATGATAATCCGTTTGGTATGATACAAACCATTGAAGGTATTGAGAAGGGATTAGAAGAGCATGGTTATTATAATGGCCAACATTATCTAATTTTAGAAGTACCAAACATTGTTGACATTAGCTATGGTCGTGGAGTAGGTTACACATTTACAGAACATGATCT